AGAAATTTGTACGAAACATACCTAATAGCAACTATGAAATCAGAACCAGTTGAGGCCGCACTTCAGAGAACCATTGCTACAATGATGGACTGGGCTGAGGAGCAGAATGCACAATGGTCAGACTACTTTAGACTAGTAAACACAAACAGAGCTGTGCAACATATTCAACAAGGCAAGATAAGTCCATGGATGTTGCTAGGTTGCTCTGCAGGAAAAAAAATGTTACAATCGTTTAGCGACGAACAATTACAGATGACACAGAGATTTATTAATGCAGAATTTTGGTCTAACAAATTTAAACAATACCCAGCAGACAAAATGTTTGTCAGGGAAACAGCCAAGGAGGCAAAAGTTGAGTAAAATAGATTTAGAAATATCCGACGATTTGCAATTTGAGGATGGTGACTCGTGTGTGATAATAAAGAGAGATGGATCAGTTGGTAGAGTGGTAATGCCAAAAATGGATCACCAAACTCTTGTTACGCCCGGCTATAAAAAATTATTAGACGTATTAGAATTCTTGCACCCCGGGGCTCGCAATCATTTTATAAGTTATAACAAAGGAAAATATCACTAATGGGAAAATATATTAAGACAGCAATGGATGATAGATTTATAAACTCACTAGGTATAGAAGTTTACAAACTTGATCCAAACAATCAAGTGTTAAACACATTAATGAATCTACCAAACTTTGAAGGTGGAGAATTAAAGAAAACAATAAAGGATTACAAAAAGAAAAATGCCTGATGTAGACATAGACTTTTTTGATAGAGACGGTGTACTGAAATTATTCAAACATTCGCCTGCATCTATTATAAAAGATGATAAAATAGAAAAACATAAAACCGGTGTTTACTTTCATGCGGTACCAACTGATCCTATAGATGGCCAAGCCACATTGGATCACAAGAAAGCGGAAGATAGAGGATACTTCAAAATTGATTGCTTGAATGTGAACATATACAAAGATGTCAAGTCCGAGCAAGAGCTTGTAGAATTAATGATACAAGAACCTGATTGGGACATGCTCAAAGATGCAAAAACTGTTGAAACCCTTTTCCATTTGAATGGACACTTTAATATTGTTAACAAACTTGAACCTAAAACGATAGAACAACTTGCGGCTGTATTGGCAATTATACGTCCTGCAAAAAGAGGACTTATGTACAAGGACTGGAAAGATATAATGAAAGAAGTCTGGACTAAACCTGCAGATGGCTCATACTTCTTTAAAAAATCCCATGCCATTGCATATGCCCAGGCTATCGTTGTACAGATGAATTTGATTGCACGTGATAAATATAGCTTTGATGCAACATCAAAAACCTAAAAAGAAAATCCAAAAAAAACGTTCTAAAAAATACTCCGCTTCTAAAAAGGATCCATATGGTTATCAGCCAGATAGTCCGTTAACACAACACTATCTTACAACTGGTGCTATACTTCCTGAAAAGAAATTAGATTAGATCGGACGTCTTACTAACTGAATAGTTCTTCTTTTTACTCGCTTCTTTGAAATTTCAGCCAGCTTCACTGTTGGCCCATGTGCTATTTCTACATCTTTTGAGTTTAATGTTTTAAGAGTATTTCTAAAATACCTAAAATCACCTTTGAGGAAGATATTAATTGGTATTTTTCTATTTGACTCGTACCACCAAATTTCACCACACTTCAAATATCTCATTTTGTCCTGCGGGTTCATTAGACTGCCGTAATCGTAAAAGCTGATCACATTTGCGTCTTCATTTTGTACGATGCCCACAAACTCCATGTCACCCTTTCTTATAAGGCTTAAAAATGGGAATTTGTCCCTCAGTGTGTTAAAAACTTCATTCATTCTCTGTCCATAAATATTGTTAAATATGTACTATGCAAACAATACAAAGGTATTTAATAAAACAGATGGTAATTGTTTACCAAAGTGGTTATCACGGAAGGAATTCAAAAGTGTACGATAGACGACTAACACTACATAGAGGAGTTACTAATCCCCTTACATTTACGTTCAAAAACGAAGATCAGAAGAAGCAGGACGTATCTGCAAAAACTGTAGACACGGGTAATTACTATCAATTAGATATTATAGATACTCAATCAAAGAAAGCAGTAATCACAAAAACACTAAAACCAATCGACGATGGAAGCACAGTATCAAAAAAAGGCCAGGCAGTATGCGAGATATCTGATGGTGATTTATTAGGGTTAGATGCCAAGTTTTACAACTATTCTATAAAAGAAATCAAAGAAGACGGAAGTACGATAGTGACTTATACAGATACAAGTTATGTTGCAGGCGGCACTATCGAAGTACTAGATGGAGCATATCCGGAGTTTGTGGGTAGTCATGAAACATCAACATTCACACTTACTACTGGTCCACTGCCAAGAACATCTTCTGTGATAGACGCAAGACCAGGAATCAACAACAACAAAGCATTACACACAATCCAAGTTTACACAACAAACTTTACCGGCACATTAAGAGTGCAGGGCACAATGGAAAGCGACACTAACACTACCAATTGGTTTGATATTACCTTAGATGGTCAAGCAAAACCGGGCGTAGACTTCAGCAGTTCATCTGCCGTCAACTATTACAACTTCAATGGTGTTTACCAACAAATAAGATTCAGTTGGGGTAACTCATCTGGTAACACTGGTTCAGTTGACAAAATACTTTATAGACAGTAAAATAGTAGAATATGAACCTGATACAGAATACAATTCTGACTTCGTTGCCTAGCGGTAAAAAGAAAACCCCAAGTGGATGGATAAGTTTCAATGCACCTTGTTGCATACATAATGGCGAATCGCAGGACAAAAAGAAACGTGGCGGAATCATGACAGGTGTGGACGGCGCCCTATCTTATCATTGTTTCAACTGTGGATACAAGACATCATACATAATTGGACGTAGGCTAACACAAAAAATGCGAACCTTGATGGGTTGGCTTGGTATACCAGAAGACACAATAAAAAAATTAGCAATAGAGGCCATGAGGGAAGAAGCCTCAGACTTCAAATACGAAAAGAAAAAATTTGTAACATTCAAACACAAGAACCTTCCTAAAAATTCACACAACCTAGAAGTTTGGTTGGAAAAGTATTTTGCAAAGGACTTAACTGCACCACAATGGGAGAAGATAAACGGATTACTAGATTATCTCAGAACCAGAGGTATAGGTCCGGATTGGTATGACTTCATGTATTCCCCAGATCAAACCTGGGACGTAGATAAAAGATTATTGATTCCATTTTATTGGAGAGGTGATATTGTTGGATTTACAGGCAGACTGTTTGACGGATCAGATAAAGTAAAATACTATACCGACGTGCAACCAGGCTATGTGTTCAATATGGACGTACAAGATTGGTCAAGAAAGTTTGTGTTGGTAACAGAAGGTCCATTTGATGCAATTACCGTTTCTGGAGTCAGCATACTTGGCTCAGAGATAAATGATGTACAAAGAGAATTGATTAACAATTTAAATCGACAAGTGATAGTTGTTCCTGATAGAGATGCACCAGGAGAAAAGTTGATTAACCAGGCTATAGAATTCGGATGGTCTGTTGCTTTTCCAGAATGGGAAGATGGAGTTGACGATGTGGCCGATGCTGTGTTAAAATATGGAAGACTATTTACTATACAATCTATACTAAAAAGTACAGAATCAAGTAAACTAAAAATAGATTTAAAGAGAAAGATGTATGGCTGATTATAAAGATCAACAACCTGAAGCAAAAAACTATTCGTTCGATGTACAAAAGTTGTATATGGAAATGCTGTTAGCAGATGCCGAATCGTTTGCAAGAGCACAAAATATATTTGAACCAAAAGCATTTGATAGAAAACTGCAACCAATTGCAAAGTTTATCAAAGAGTATATGGACGAATATAAGGTTATGCCAGAAGTAGAAATAGTAAATGCAGAACACGATATAAAACTTAAAACAGCAAAAGATTTAGATCCAGCACACTTCAATTGGTTACTAGACGAGTTTGAAACATTTTGTCGACATAAGGCATTAGAACGTGCAATACTTTCGTCGGCAGATATGTTAGAACGAGGAGACTATGCACCCGTGGAAGACATGGTCAAAGAAGCAGTGAACGTTGGACTTACAAGAGATTTAGGAACAGATTATTTTGATGATCCTAAAGCAAGGTTGGAGGCTTTAAAAAACTCCAACGGGCAAATCAGCACAGGGTGGGCCAATTTAGATAAGAAACTGTTTGGTGGATTTAACCGAGGAGAACTAAACATATTTGCAGGTGGATCAGGTGCCGGCAAAAGTTTATTCTTACAGAATCTTGCAGTTAATTGGTCACTGGCTGGTTTGAATACAGTTTACATATCGTTTGAATTAAGTGAACAACTTACAGCCATGAGATTAGATGCCATGATGACTAACATTCCAACCAAGAAAGTTTTTCCGGAAATAGATACTGTAGAAATGAAAGTTAAGATGCTGGCAAAGAAAGCAGGAAATTTACAAATCAAATACTTGCCAAGTGGCAGTAATGTATTAGATATTAGAACATACCTTAAAGAATTAGAGCTGAAAACAAAAAAGAAAATAGATTGTATATTGATAGACTATTTGGATCTCATGATGCCAAAATCAAAAAGAATATCCCCGGCAGATTTGTTTATCAAAGACAAGTATGTTTCTGAAGAACTTAGAAATTTAGTTGTGGAAAAACAATGTATACTGGCAACAGCATCACAGTTGAACAGGGCCAGTGTTGAAGAGATAGAGTTTGATCACTCTCACATATCAGGTGGACTATCCAAGATACAAACTGCTGACAACGTGATAGGTATATTCACGAGTAGGGCAATGAAGGAACGTGGCAGATATCAGATACAGTTCATGAAGACTAGAAGTAGTTCTGGTGTTGGACAGAAAGTAGACTTGGAGTTTGATGTGGACAGTTTGAGAATAAGAGACCTAGATGAGGAAGAATCACAAAGTTATAATCAGCAAAGCAAAAATAAAATATACGATTCGTTAAAGCAGAC